GAACGCTGTCATATCGTCGATAGCGTTAAGATTGAACGAACTGAAACCAGAGTAGAAACCTCCTACTGCGGAATCGTTATACATTACAGGTTTTCGGAGCTCATAGCCTCCCGAAATCTTGCGGATATTACCCTTCTTGTCGAGGGTTACGAGTACAGGGTTATGATGTGTAATCTCGTCGGCGATTGTATCCGACTGATCCCACAACGTAGCCACCAATGCTTCTTCTAAATTAGCCACGGTTATCTCCTAAAAGGTTATAACCTACGGCTAGTCGGATAGAGTTAGTCTAACCCGTTTAACCTACGCCGTAGGTTCTCACGAATATCTTTAACACTCATCCGGGGGGAGCCTGATCCGACGCTGCCCGATATAGACCTCGACGCTTTTTTAGCTTTCGCGGTCTCTGTTTTGCGACTCTTTATTCCGTCTGCGGCTGCTAGTTTACTAGCTAAATCCGAGAAGACTGGATCGCCCTTCACAACGTAATTGTAGGCCGTCTCAAGTATTTCCTGAGGGGAGCCTCCTTGCTGTGCGAGAGCTTGAACCACTGGAGCCATTCTCTCCTCGAGCTGCGCTGCTGTCTGAGGATCGGTAGCTGTAAACAGAGGTTTAGTCTGCATAAAAGACTGTACGAAACCGATCGTTTGTTCTGCAACCACCTTTTGTTGCTGCTGTTCCATGAACGATTGCATCTTCTGATCTGCTATCGCTTCGGCTTCCTCGCGTGTCAGATATCCGGGGTTCTGTTGCACCTGCTCCGAAGGATAGTAGTTACCGTTAACGAGATCATTCGGAGTAATCCCGTAGGCATCGAGCCACTCTACCGCGGCTTGTACCGGGTTCTCCCGCATCGCCATGTCCCACTCGATACTGCGTTCATAAACGGCTTGAGGAGATAAACCGAGCTGCTTATATTCCTGTTCGTGCTTTTGATAGGCATCGAAGATCGGTTGTGTTTGTCGCTTAACTTTCTCGACTTCTGCCTTGCTACGTTCGTAGTCTGTTCGGGTCTCATGCGAGCGTCGAGAGAGATATCCTTGCAGGATATGCGCGTTCTGAGAGGTTGGATTAAGAAAAGCCTCTCGTTCTTCTTTATTCATGTCACGCGGAGGAGCGACTACTTGCGGCTGCTGTTGTTGCGCTTCCTCGCGTTCTACGCGCGCTTGTGTAGGCTCTACTGCGGTTCTTGAGATCCCAGGGTCTACCTCATCTTTCATGTCGAGGTTTTGCGCGAGCGACTCGCGTATGCTTCGAGTAGGTCGTTCTTCGGTTACTTCGGTCTCGACGTTCTCGACTTCTTGATTATCTTCCATTTCTATACCTTTCAATAACCTTAGCCGTTAAATCTCTCGCTATCTCTTTAGAGCTTCGTTCCGAGCGTTGTTCTGGATTGTATCCTCGGTCGTAGGAATCACCGACCTCAAGCACTCCCGCGGCTTTATACGCATCGCGTAGTTTACGCTTTGAGGTGTAAATCTCATTGGGGTTTAATGGATTGCGCGTCGGTTCCATCTCGTCCTGGATGAAGAGATCCCGAGCGTTCCGTTCCTTCTTTACTTCGTGGATCGGAACGACTTTGTTTTGAACGTGACAGTATTGGAATAATTTATATTTATCAGTCATCGCTTAGGAGTAAAAGGAGCAGGAGTCGATCGTTTCGCTCCTTCTCTTTTTGCTTAGTATACTTATCCGAAACAGTACGGGTTAGTAACTTATGTAACTTAACTTTATCATCCTGGAGGTAATTGTCCACTGGGTTCATGTTGGCGAGGAGCTTTTCGATCGCAAGACTTTCCTCTGCGTCCTCGAACTCCTGAAGCTTCCGACGTCGTTTACGCCAAACGTCGGAGGTGTCGACCGTTACCGCGCCGCCGTACTGTTTTGGGTTTAACAGTAGGATGAGGCTCATACATACTTGATGATGTAGTTAACAACGAGATAGGGAGGGTTGTTCGTTCCCGTACTACTCGGAGTAGTAGAACCGCTGGTCATCGCTGCGTTACCGTCCACGCCTCCCGTTACGAGACCGATTCGACCGGTAACAGTATGCGCGCTATAGGCTGCGTCCTGAGTATCTCCGCGAACGGCTACGGAGGTGACGCTTCCACCCCAAGCCGACCACCCACTGAGAGGATCTGATACTGCAAGATCCGCGCCCGTTCCCATTCCGTGATAGTGTGCCGGAACGCTATGGGTATGAGCTGCCGACGTATGGCTATGATCAATCGCTCCACCGGTACCAGCCAAAGAGCTCCCGGTTCCCGAGGCTGCTTTTCCGATCGGGAATCGTTGTTGGAGGTCGGGCAGATTAAAAGTTGTCGAACCGTTACCGGTGCCGTAGTTAGTGCCAATAATAGCGAATAGCTTTGCGTAATCTGCGCGCGAGATAGCCGTCCCGTCGCAGATTAGGTACCCCGCTGGAGCTGTTGCGGTATACCATAACATACCCGCACCTATTGGTATTTCGGACCCGTAGACCGGCATTAGGTGATCTCCGTAACGCGCATCGAGCCAGTAGGCGAACTATCCCATATTGCGTCGATTGCTCCGGTGTATATTGGGAAAGGGAGCTCGAGCGTCTGGAGAGGGGTCAGTCGATAGGTATAGCTGGTCACACTCGCGGTCGCTCCGAGTTTAACGTAGACTGCCTTATCGGTATCGTTCACAAGAATAGCCATCCGTCGGTTAGCGTTACTCGCAAGAATTGAGGTCGAAACCGCTGCCGACACTACACTCGTTACGCTGCTAGTGCTGTAGGTCGTAAGCGTTACCGCCGGGAGACTAGCCACGTCGACGTCGCCGATGTTGTTATTCCCTGCTGGTAACGCTGTCGAGATAGTCACCGCTCCCGTATTGCAAGCCGTAATCTTCCCATTGAGAGTCGAGAGCGTTGTCTCCGTAGCCGCGCCCGTTGGTAAGGATATCGTTCCCGATACGTTGTTTATGTTCCACGTTCCCGACTGGTTAACTGGGATAGCTGTCTGATTGCTTGCGATAGCCACCGGTAAGCTATTCGCCATCGTGTTTTGACCTACAATCCCGGTTATGTCGCCGATCGCTGTAATAAGCGAACCGGAGGGGTTCACCTTTACGTTGTAGTAGGTTCCTCCTCCTGAGCTCGAGCGTCCGGCTATAATCGAACGCGTGAGGTTGGCGAGACTGTAATCGGTAAGGGTCTCCGTTATCGGGTTATAGTCGGAGGTCGTACCTGCTGCCCAACAAGCCGTATAGATCGAAAGGTTAGTAGCACCTCCCGCCGACTTTTTTACGTCGATGGTCATTGGTAGGTTAGGCGTCTCGATACTTGGCGCTAGTTGGCTATTCGGTATCCGTATTGTGTGAAACGTTACCCACTTAGCGTCGGGACTAAATACCTCGAAGATAAACGACGCGCTTCCTAACCATGCGAACCTGATACGATATAGGTTGCTGTAGGTTAAATTAATAGCTTCGGGAGACCCGGCTCGCGTAAAGATTGATGCGACTGAGCCATCGAGAGGATCGCCGTTCCAACTAGCGCGAGCAATTGTAGTATCGGTCCCTCCGCTGCGTAGAGTTACGCCGAAAGAGGTTCCTTCGTAACCAATGAACGCTCCGTTGTTAGCATCATACAAGCCGAGACGCTGATAGCTGTTTGCTATGCCAGTCGTGAACGCTGCGGTAAAGAACGCGTATTCCTCATGTGCTGGTCGGTAGTTACAGTTATAAACCGTTACACCCTTTGCTCCTCCGTTGGTGTTGGTGCCGGTCTGATAACGCGCGTGTCCTCCGCTTATAGACGCGGAACCTCCTACGTTTGTCGAGTTAGTAATTAGGTCACTATCGAATGAATCGAAGAAACTAAGCTCGATCTCGTTGTTTCGACGCCCGGTTACACTAACCCCGAGGATATCGGAGTTCGTCGTTATGTTAAAATAGAGACCTCCTGCGATAGCCGAGTTAATACTTTGAAGGGTTGTCTCCGTTGCGAAGTCGGGAACGGTCAGGTCTTCTGCTCCGGCTCCTCCGTAGTCTATCGCTACCACCTGAACCTGTTCACCCGACTTGTCGATCGTGCGAACTGGGATATCAGGGTTACTACTAACGGGACTGTTAGAAACGTTTACGTTATCAGCCACGCGTTACTCCTCGATACTGTCGATGTTTAACGTCGTGTTACCAAGCGCATCTGTGCCGATAGTACCGACTTTTTTCGATGCCTTCGGGATGATGTTATTGATAACAATAGGCTGCGTTTCGGCCTTTAGCTGTGGCATCGCTTGAACGTTCTGCAAGCTCAAACGGAATCGCTCGAGCTCCTGCTCATTGGATAGTCGTCTCTCCTCGAGCAGCTTCTCGGTCTCTGCGAGTTTAGTAGCCACGCGCTCGAGCTCGAGCCGTTGTAGGTCTAGGATAGACTGCATCCGGTTATGCTCTTTTGTTATCTCCTGCTTAGAGAGATCCGTCTGCGTTGTGGCCTGTATCTTCATAACCTCGACCTCGAGAGCTGCGTTCTTTAGCTGTAGCTCCTGCTGTAGGAGATATAGCTTTTGCTGCTCTATTGCCGACCGGTTTTGCATCTCGAGCTGCTTCATTTCCGCGTCGTATGCTGCCACGGTCTGCCTTGTTTGCGCTTCGAGCTGTGCGAGCTGTTGTTTGAGCTGCGCGTCAAGCTGCGCGTTCCCCTGCCTGGTCTGCGCGTCCATCTGTGCTATCTGGAGAGACGCCTCTATCTGCTTCATCGCTGGATCCTCTGCTGGAGCTTCGGAGGCTGCTGCTTGTCGAGCTTCTGCTATCTGCAAGACCGTTCCTAGTGCGTTTTGGAATACTCCGTCGAGCTCCCCTCCTCCTTTGTAACGTCGAGTAACGTTCTGGAGTAGCGCCATCGCGAACCCTGCGAGAGGAGGATACTGCTCGATCATTCCCTTCATCTGCTCGAAGAACGCTCCGACCGATTGAATTAGCTCGAGTCCTTCGGCTTTATCCTGCTGTTGGTCGAGAGCTACCATCGAGTCAGAGGCTACCTCGATTCGGTATACGCGTTGTTCATCGTCGGTAAACAACTGGTATATCTGCGCCTTGATTGCCTCTACCATCTGCATTTTATCAGGAGCCGGCATCATAGGGTCTTGAGACGGAGGGGGTTCTGGCACCATCGGGAGCAGGAAGTTATCAGCGTCGGCTACGTCGAAAATTACATTCGGAGAAAACTGCTCCGCAATAATCGTGCCAAGCCGAGAGATACCGTCAGAGATGAACTTGCAAAACTGGTTCTGTCTAACAATAAGACCGAGAGACGACCACGCCGACTCAAGTCGATTAGCTGTCGCTGTCTTACTTGCGTCCGATGCTCCGCGAAGGAGGTCGGATACTTTGAGCGTCTCAAAAAGCTGTTGTAGTGCTGCCTGTCGCGCTGCCTGTAACGTTCCTAGAGCACCTACGAACGCTTGAACGTCCATGAACTCGATACCGTTTGCGCTACCCCCTCGACCCTTGAATGACGGCCAATTCATAACAGGGATGAACTTAAGGTCTCCCGTAAGGAGTCCCTCTACTTGCTGTCCCATCGTTGCGTCGTAAATAGCGTTTGTTCGTATAGCCTGAGTAGTCGCTGCTATTCGAGTCGTGAGCCGTTCGATCTCAATAATCTGGTCCTTACAATGTATGTAATCGGATACCGGGATAACTGAGTCGGGGTCGACGCACTGGTTGATCATAGAGCATGGAAAGAAACCCTCGAACTCGACCGGAGGCTCTCCCTCCTGAACGATACTCTGGTCGCCGTTACGCTGTACCCAATAGACCGTTTCGTTCGCCTTACACCATATTTCCCATAGCTCTGCTTTACCTTCTACGGAGCTAGTGTCTCGTTTCCAGTCGCGATCGATAGTTTGCGGATATGCTGTATAGTTAAGACTATCGGCGAGCTCCTTCCCAAACATCTCCTCCGCTCTCTCCTGATCAAGAAACGCGCGACGCGCTACCCATTCGATCTCGGATTCGTTACGAGCGTCGGAAGTCAAAAAGTCGTTATACTGTACCGTTTCGAGTAAAGCCTTCTCGTCGTCTTTCCGCTCTATTGTAATCTTTGCAATAACTAACCCGGTAGGGTCTTCGACTAGCTCGATACCTTCCTGTTCTGTATCGAAAGGGACGCCGGACTGATCCATAAGCGCGCCGTCTGGCATACGGAGGAGAGCTACCTCTGTAGTCTCTGTCTCGAACTCTGCCTCATATCGAGCCCATAAGACTGCCCGACCGGTTAGAAGAAACTGGAGAGCTGCGTTGTATCCGACCGCATCGAAATCGAAATACTCGTCGAGAGCGAACTGTACGTTACGCTCGAGGATAACCGCGCCGGCTTCGGGAGTAAGCCCGCCGGTTCGTTTACGGAGCCTTACTTGTGCCTTCGGCGTAGAGGAGTAGTAGGCAGGGAGAAGGGTATTTACACAATACCACCACACGTTCAACCGACGCTGTGTATCCGAAAGATCGTGCTGTGCCTTGTATACCTTGATACTTTCGCGCGCGTACTCGTTGAACTTCTCATGTCGAGCCTCTGCTTGTGAAAGCTGATTATTCCAATACCGAGCGGAATACTTCTCAACCGTAACGCTGCTGTTTGTCTGCCGTTTCCTAGCCATTATACCCTTAGAGTTTAGCCCGTCGCTGCTGTTGTCGTACGGAAGAGATATACTGCGACAACTGTATATTACCCGCTCCGGAGGGTTCTACCACCTTTTTGTAGTCTGTCTCGAGAACTCGAGCCTTTAGCAAATACCTTAGTGCGTCGGCTGCGTGGTCGTCTCCTGCTGTGTCTACGTCCTCCGGTCTACCATGGTCATGCTGGAGGTTGGGTAGACTATCGAGGAGGTACGGACAAGCCGTCGAAACGTATAGCATCGCCGGTGAACCCATAAGCCGTTGTCGTATCTGAGACCACCCGGAAAGCCGGTCGTTATCTGCCGGCCTAAATACGGGATGCTTAAACTCAGTAAAGACCCGCGCGAACTGGTCGGCTATTGATGGTCCTCCTTGCTCGCTAAACATCGAAGGATCTGCGACGCAAATAGGTTCTTCCCCACTCGACGCCTTCGCTATCTTCTGGGCCTGGTCTACGTTTTCTACGCGTTTACCCCATAGCTCTCGATATATGACAACCGAGCCTTTCGGATACGGAACTTCCTTCCCGCTGTCGTCCTTGCCGCTTGAGACCGCTCCCCATATCGCGCAAAAAGGGGACGCATATCCCCAATCGTAACCGAGGTATCGTGTCCAATGTTTCGGTATAGGAAATGGCGCGACGATGTGACGCTGCCCGAACTCCGGGAAATAGCTTCCCTCGGTAATCTCGAAGTCCCCCTCGAGCCACGCGCGAACAAGCTCCGGCGAGCCGACCAAGTGTAGTCGGTCGATGTACTCTGGATCCTTCTGTAACAGTATTTTGTTATCTTTAACGGTCGAGGGTATGTAGACGTAGGGAACCTTCTTACCGGTTGGGAGAACCTTGTAGAGAGTCTTCATTCCAAGAGGAGCCGGCTTAACAAACGTCTCCCTTATCCACCGATGCCCCGGTCCTCCGGGGTTAAACGTAAGTATTAGCTGGATAGGTATCCCACCGACCGAACGGAGAGCTCCAAACAGTTTCCATATCGGAGCGGGGTCGGAGTAGTTTCCCGCCTCCTCTACTGCGGCTCCGGTTAGGTTTTGTCCCTGATACTTCTCTGCGTCTGCGTTATTCTCAAGGGGTCGGAACCTGATACGCGCGCCGTTGTTAAAAAGGAATAGCTTCTTTTGTTCGTACCATTCGGCTCCCAAGGGAACGTATATCTCTCGAGCACGTTCGATGAGGTCGTCGGCTTGCGGCATCTCTCGCCGAAAGAATATCGTGTTGTATCCCTTGCCATGTCTAAGCGCGTTGATTCCCATCTTTCCGAGAACGCCGTCGGTCTTGCCACCTCCTCGAGCGCCTCCGTACCCGATGAGAGGATGCGGGGCTTTAATGAGAGCGTGTTGTCGTCCCGGTTGGGGAGCCCAAACTGTCTGTGTCTGAACTTGCTCCGAATGTTCGTTCCCATTCTGCATCGGTAAGAGGTTCCTCTTTAATGATACCCTTGTGTGTAACTTCCGACACCGATTCGATGCGTTGTACTTCACGCCACTGGTGCCGAGTCTTCAAATAAAAGAATATCGACGCCTCTTTACCTGCCTTTATATTGCGGAACAAACGATCGATTGCGAGAGCCTTAGCTTCCACGCGTCCGGCTTCTATCTCCTCGCTACACCACTTCGAGAGCGTGTCTCTGTTACATCCTTTGATGAGTGCAATCTCCTCGAGCGAGAGACACAATCCTGCGAGACGCTTAACTTCGTCGCGGTCCTTCTCGCTGAACTCTACGGCTGGTCGTCCTGCTTTACCCATTCGTCCGGCTCCAATAAATACCTAAAAGCGTGCAGTTTATAACTGGGATGTTCGTCGAGGATCTCTTTTTTGAACCTGTCGAAACTTCCCCACGATACCGCAAGGTGTCGCCGTCCTTCGACGTAATACACGACTAGGAGCTCCTTGGAATAATCCGGCTCCACGTCCTCACCATAGTACAACCATCCGAGTACCCTTGTGGTGTGCTCGACGCCTCGAGCGTAACCTTCTTCGTAAGTCCCGTTTACCAATTCCGACACGACCAATACCTCGCCTTTGTTTTGGGACCGGGATCGTCGCAATTATTCAGTCGAACGTTCTTCTCGAGAGATTCGCGTATTTTGCGCTTACGTTCCATAAGCCCTCCGGGTTAACGCGTCTAGCTTATCGAATAGTCGTACCTTTGTCGCCATCATTTATCCTCACACGACCAAACGATTGTTTGTCGTTTAAGACCATGAGGAAACTCTGTCGACGTTGTAAACGAGCGTTCTTCGATAACTACGTTGTTGGTTGGCTGTACGGTCAGTCGACCGTTATCGAGCTCGATGAAATAGAACTCCTTGGCTTGTTCTGGATATGCGCTAAATCCGTCGCCGATAGGAGCTGCTGTAAATAAATAGGTACCGTTGTGTTCTTGACCGTTGGCGCGAACCTTACATTTAAGACCGGAAAGGTAGGCGTACTCGAGGGTCGTGAACGCTTCTCCGTAACAGTCCCATGTTTGTGCATCTTCTGGAGTCCATTCGCCGTCAGGAAACTTTACGAATGAAAGCGCGTGAACTGGTACGTTTCGATAGACTGCTCCGCACTCGAGCATGATAGTGCACCCCCACGTTCTGCCGGGATATGATACTAAACCGAACCACACACACGGAATCATTAGCTCGACGCTTGGTTCTTTATAAACAAAGGTAGAATCGACGAAACAATAAAGATGCCGCGGTAGCTCTCCGACAAGATGGTATTTCATTCTTCTGTTTCTTCTTCCTCGAACTGTTCGATATTTTGCAATGGTTGAATGTTGAGACTATCGTATTCGATACCGTACTTCTCTGCGAGATATCGCGCGTAGTGGTCGGTCGTAATACACCAATCGGGATGATTCCCACTTCCTATCATTTCCTCGATAATATCTGTAACGGTCTTTTTTAGCTTCTTTTGCTCATCAACTGGTTGTTTCGCTATATACCCGATTATCCAACTCTTTTTAGACTCTGGAGGACTCGAGCTCATTCTTTAGCCTCCGGTGGCTTAGGTAGCGGCATCCAGTACAGTTGTTTGTCCTCGTCAGGGTAAATACTTAAATGAATGTCATCTAAGGTTATGTGGTCAAAAAATGGCCGAGTTGTATTGTAATAATCGGCCATAACGATAGAAACATATTCAAGCGGATTATAAATCAACACACGTTGTCCTACCTCCGGCAGCCGATCCTTAACGCTGATCCATTGAGATTGTGATGCGTGTAATCCAGCCTCATAACCATCAATAAACCGATTCTCTTCAAGCAAAGCCAATGGTCCAGTAGTGCCACGTCGCTTAACGTATTCGGCTGCAATAACTTGCAACGGCGATTTGTGATCGTATTTTGCTGCAAACTCTATTTTGGCTTTTAATTCAGCGGCTTGGTAGCCAGCGATAAAACCATAATAACCGCCGGCTGCTTCTTCATATTCGAGGCTCGCTTGCTCTACATACTTCTTTGCCATCTGTTCGAGTGTCTTGCTCATTCTTTAGCCTCATCTACGAGAGTCTCGACGAGCTCTCCGAACTCCTGCCAGGAATACCCGCCGAGGTCTTTAAGCGTGAGCAGATCCGCGAGGCTGTACTTCTTAGAACGCGATTCCATCCCGCTGTACCCTGCCGGTGTTTTGTCTAATAGTTTCGCCATCTTATAGCGAGTTAGACCTAGTTTAGTCCTGATAATATGCGGTAAAGATTGAGGTTTTTCTGCTGCGTCCATGATACGAGCGTATCATACTATGATACTGTTTTACAATAAAATACAAGAAACACGCATCTCCTACCTTTACACCCTAATCATACTATTATACTTTTGTTGCATTACTTATGTAATATGCTTAGGAGATATACTTATGAAGTCGATAAAAGAACTATTCGCGAAGGAGCTTGAAAAAGCACTCGAGCAAGCTGCTGTGAAGACGCAAGGTTTAACCCCCCCTACAAAGAGCCGGGTTATTCCTGCAAGCACCGACGCTGTTGTTGTGAAGATAAGGAAGTCGAAATGAGGGAGCTTCTTATGTCGATGCTGTTGCAATACCTGATGCTGTTAAACGGACTGTTGTTAGCTGTCTGGTTGTTTTTAGAGGTTTTACCGAGGAACTAGGAGATACTTATGCGAACGATTCTTTTTACACTGATTGTTACCTGTAGCGGCTGCGGAATCATGGGAGACGGCGTCCTTGTGTACGGTACCCCGGAGGGAGTCCGAGCTTTCTACGATGGTCAGAACGCGCTTATAACAAACGCAAAAACCCAACTCCGCGACGGGAACTCCGCGGCCTGGAAACATCGAGCGTCCCAGGAGCAGGAGATAACGAACCGTCGGAGCTTTATGGATAAGGTTCTGTATGGGTTTATTGACCCCAATAAGAGAGAGATAACGGTCGAGGAATCACCGACAACGGCTACCAATAAGGAGAACTACTAATATGAGAGAGGCTATTCGATTCTACCTATACGCGTCGGCGATAGTCGGAGCTCCGATCCTAGCGGTTATTATAATCGTCGGGGTTCAGCGTGCTTTCTTTACCCTTACCTGCGAGACCGCGTCCTACCGCTGCGATAAGAGCTTCGGAGCGAACCAGGCTGTAACGTCGGTGGTATCTCAGATCGTAGCCGATGACGAGTACGACGTAGAGGTTAAACCGAGGAAACGTTAAAGGCACTTTAACTTAGTATCATATCGTGATACTTTAGTATGATACGCTCCGCTGTTGGAGCGTATCACTTAGGAAATAGAATTATGACAAACTTACCTACAAAAATAGACTACTCGGACTCTCAGATTATAGAGACGCTCAAAAATACCGTCGCGGTTGGCGCGACTGTAAGCGAGCTCGCTTTGTTTATCGAGTATTGCAAGTCGACCGGACTTAATCCGTTCAAAAAGGAAATCTGGTTTATTAAAGAACCGAAGACCGGACGCTTGCAAATGATGACGGGAATAAATGGTTTTTGGACGCTTGCGAACTCGTTCGATACGTTCGACGGAGCCGAAACCGGGATGATTGATAAAGACGGCGAGTGGGTTAAGTCGGTATCAGGGAACGACTTCATAGGAGCATGGTGCCGCGTTTACCGTAAAGACCGCCGAATACCGATGGAAGGAGAGGCGCTTCTAGCCGATTACCGTAAAGGGTTCGGACTATGGCAATCTGCGCCGCGCATTATGATCAAAAAGGTAGCGGAGTCTATCGCGCTGCGTAAAGCGTTCCCACAACAACTAAACGGACTTTATACGTCGGAGGAAATGCCGGAGGTTTTTCAGGAAGTCGAGCGTCCGGTTAAGGTAATAGCTCCCGACCTATACGTTGAAGAGTCGGAAGAGGGTAGCGTTATCGCGGTATCTGTATCATCTGCTGATACACCTCCTAAAAAGGTTATGCCGCGGTCGAAAATCAATAAGCTGCGAGAGCTCGAGACTTTTTACAGTGTTAAGGCTCTCGAGGGAGACGTTAAGCGTAAGGCTATTGGGTATCTCCTCGAGGCTGGATGCAAGGAAATCAAGCCGGAGATATATCGCTGCGCTATAAAGCTCTCGAAACTCACCTCCTGCATTATAGCGCCCGAGGCTCTCGAGGAGGGTACGGTCGACGTTGAGGTAGAGGAGGACTTTCCAAATGTTTAGGCTTATTCGTCAATGGTATTTTGATACGTTCGTTCTGCCGCGGTTGTTATGCGAGCTCAAACGAACCCTATTACTAACGTATACTAAACTGGTAATCGAAGATGATCGATATAGTAGAGACCGAGAGCCCCAAAACGATGATTCATACTTTGGCGAGAGACTACATTAAAAACGTACCTGAGCAGGGAGACTACTCGCGCGAGGACTATTTCATCGCGGGAGCCTCTACTGTTTTGGGTATGCTGCGCGACCTTGTAAACGAACAAGCTCTCGAGGAGCCGAAATCTAGTTACGAGCAAGGTTTAGCAGAAGGTTTAATCTGGTCATGGGAGACGATAGCCGAGCTCTATCTCTACCCTGATCAAGAACTCGAAGTCCTACTCGGACAACGGGAAGGTTAAAAAGAAAAGGGTACGGGATAGCTCTCAACACTCCCGTACCCTTCCCAAAACTTAGGAGCCAAGACCCGACCCTTCTTGACCCCTGATCCGTAACATACACGCCCCTGCGACACAACAACACGCGAGCGACGCGAGCGGGTTCGAGCACTCAAAGACAACCACACGAATCAGTAAACCTAAGAACAACGATCAAACAGATCGTAACGTTTATGTTTTCTTATTTTTAATTTTAATAAGTTAGGACCAAAACGACGATCGCATACCTCGAAACAGTATCAAGGAAGTAAAGCTGTGCAGTAACTAGCGGGGTATTTTTAAGGGGTAAAGACCCCTTAAACCGTTTACGGAATCGCGGTAGCGTTCCGTTAGGGGGGAGAACTGTATGTATTCCTGTTTTAATATCTTGTCAAGTTATTTATTTTTAGGGGTAGTAGTTACAGGTAGTTAGTATCTGCCCGTATGATACGGAAGTATATTGAATCGCATCGTATAGGATGGTATATGTCGGAACGTCTACGGAGCTTTTCGGTTGTTGTGGTGGTCTCTTTTAACCCGATCAAGGGAGGTGATCCGCTCTACTCGTTTAATTGAGCTCCGTAGACACTAAAAACTTAGGAGGAAATTATGTCTATTGCTGCGGTACGTCAGTTACTAGCGACGTCGGGATACACCGATTCGCATATCGAGTCTTTTTTAGAGAGCTATAGGAGCTCCCCGGAGGTCTGGAGAGCGTTCGAGAGGATCGCCCTCGACCTTATTAAGCGCGAGCGGAAAGCCGGAGCCGTCGATATCCTGGGAAAGATACGATGGGATACTAACGTCGACGGAGGTCTCGACTGGAAAATCAACAATACCTATGCGCCGTACTATGCGCGAGTATTCGTTTGGAAACATCCCGAATACGCGTCTTTCTTTGAGTTTAGGAGGGTTGGAGCATGAAGATAGAACTTTATAGTATTGAGCGAGTCAGGACCGGGAAATGGGATATTGAGGTTACTCGAGCCGAGGACGCTATAACGTATCGTCATGAGGTACGCGAGCCCGTCGAGCTTCGAGGGTTCGTAGAAACGTACTACGAGCTTCCTGCCGAGGAGCTTGCTCTCAAGATATTAGACCACTACCTCCACGCGGTAGCGGTTAAAGTGACGGACTGGAACTACAACGGAATATACTTAATCGTAGAGAAGGAAGATGAATAAACCATCGTTCGTAAGTAAAAAAAGAGGAGTAGAGGTCGTAGTCTGGGGTAATGCCGATAGGCCCTCTATCTCAATTAGGAAGTCGTATAAAGATAAACAAACAGGAGAATACAAGGAAAGTAAATCACTGTTTCCGAGCGAATTACAGGACTTAGTAGACTGTATTTACAACGTTCAAACATGGATTGAAAACAACAAATCACCTGAGCCGGGGACCGTTCAGCATGAGGTTTTAGGAGTTAAGGTAGCTGTAAAACAAGACCTAAATGACGACGATATCCCCTGGTAAAAATAGTTTACTGCTGTATAGTGTGCGGGTCTACTTGCTTAACTTAGGAGAATACAATGGCAAGAACAAAAACGATGGATCCGAAAGGGATAATAATTGACAGAGGTGTACCACTACCCGACCCCAAGCGAGGAATAGGACCGAGTCCTTGGTTCGCCATCATTAAATCGTTAGAAGTCGGAGATTCATTTATTGTACCGAACGAAAAGGTAGCAAATAATCTCTACAACTATTTCAGAAAATGCTCGATGAAATGCACCGCTCGAGAGATCGACGCTGGATTCTATCGGGTCTGGAGGAGCGCATAGGTTTTTTGGACGGTAGCACAATGGTAGTGCGCGGAGCTGTTAACTCCGTCGTTGTAGGTTCGAGTCCTACCCGTCCAGTTTATATCTCTCGATAGTGGTAGACCTGTAGTAGACTAAATCCTCATAATAGCGCGCGGAGGACTTAGCCATGCCACTCACAAAAAAGGGACGAAAGATCCGCACTGCTCTCGAAAAGTACTACGGTAAAGAAAAGGGAGAGCGGGTTCTCTACGCTTCGATCAACAAAGGAAAGATCAAGGAAGCGGAAAAGAAAACCCCTAAGACTGATGAGGAAAACGAGTAGTCTTTTTAAGAACCTCGACAAGCCCCGCAAGCCCTATCGCCAGGGAGCGGAGGAGCGCGAACAGAGTCTCTTCTTCGACTTCGTTCGGCTTAAAGCCTTGCAGGACGCGCGGCTCTATACTGTTTATCATATCCCGAACGAAGGAAAGGCTAGTATACAGAGACGCCTAGCCATGGCGCGCGCTGGGCTTAGGAAGGGTATCCCAGATGTATGTTGTCCATTCCCGAACGCTAAACATCACGCGCTATATATCGAAATGAAAGTGAAGCCGAACAAACCGAGCGTCGCACAAAAAGAGATGCTTGAGCATCTTAACAAGTCGGGGAACTTAGCGGTTATCTGTTGGAGCGGTTCCGAGGCTATCCAAACTCTCGAACGGTATATTGCTGATGAAATCTGAATACAACGTCGATCTGGAAATCCCGGAAAACGTATCGCCGGAGTATCTCCTATGGATTGCTGTAGTCGATCGCGCGATCTACGACTTCTGTACCTTTGCCGACTGGTATTGTCAAAGACTCTCTCACGAATACGGACGCAAGCGTAAACACGTCTCGAACACTGCCGAGATTGCTATGATTCGCGAGCTCTCAATACTTGAGTCTTTTCTTTTTAATCCGATAGCCGAACCCTACAATCTCCAATGGATTGCCGAGCACGTTTTTGCGTGCGGAGAAAGCGTCTGCGATAAGATACGCGCGCGTTGCGAGGCTGGTCACAAGGCTAACCTAGACGTTTACGCGACCCACGAACGCCTCGAGCCTCTCATTAAATTATACGAGAGTAGGAAAGATAGAAAAGTCATACCGACCTCCGTTTATGATATCGACGTCACGTTACTCGCTAGACCGCGCATCCGACGCGTTACTAGCCTTACTTAGCCCGTTTCTTTTTATCGACTACCG